TTCACGCTTATCATTCCCAGACCGTCAGCACACGCAAACATTTATTAGCGCGAAATTGAACTTTTAGGGTAGCACATGGCGAGAGGAAGAAAGCCTAAGCCATCCGCGCAAAAAGAACTTGCCGGGAACCCTGGCAGGCGACCAGTCAATAAACTTGAGCCAAAATACGACGAACTAAAAAACGCCGACGCTCCCGACTGGCTCGACCCAATGGCAACGGAGGCGTGGAGCTGGTACGCACCGCGATTAATTGCCCAAAAGATTTTAACCCAAGCTGATCTACACAACCTTGAGGCGTTTTGCGCATCTTATAGCCGGTGGCGACAAGGTGAGGCGCACATTGCAGCAAACGGCGTAATACTGGAAACAGATCAAGGCCCAAAGAAAAACCCGGCATCCACGATTATTACAGAAGCACTGCGACAAATGGCAACGTTTGGCGCATTGCTTGGCTTAGACCCGTCTAGCCGCCAACGAATAACAGCCCCCAAAGGCCCTGGCGGAAATCCTTTTGCAAATTTATAACTTATGGAAACATCCGTACAGACCGCGACGAAATACGCGCGGGGCATTGTTGCGGGTAAAATTCCGGCGTGCAAATGGGTTAAGTTATCGTGTAAACGGCATCTTGACGACCTAAAGCGCAGCAAAACCAAAGAATTTGCTTACAAGTTTGACGAAAAGAAAGCCGAGAAAGTAGCGCGGTTTATTGAACTGCTACCGCACACTAAAGGCAAGTGGGCGCATAAGCGTGAACTGATTACCCTAGAGCCTTGGCAGAAATTCTATATCTGTGTTTTGTTTGGCTGGGTAAGGAAAAAAGATGCCTTACGACGATTCAGGGAATCTTACCTTGAGGTTCCCAGAAAAAACGGCAAATCTGTTATTGCCTCTGGTGTTGGCCTCTATATGTTCGCCCTCGACGATGAGTTCGGGGCCGAAGTTTACAGTGGAGCGACTACAGAGGACCAAGCCTGGGAAGTTTTCCGCCCAGCACGGTTAATCTGCAAGCGCACCCCGGAGCTGTGCGAGGCCGCAGGGATAGAGGTCAACGCCTCAAACCTTGCGCGACCCGATGACGGAGCACGGTTCGAACCGCTTACCGGTAAGCCCGGAGACGGTGCCAGCCCGTCATGCGCGATTATTGACGAATACCACGAACACCCAACGTCCGAACTGTACGACACGATGGTGACGGGTCAGGGTGCGCGAGATCAGCCATTAAACTTTATCATCACCACGGCAGGCTCAAACCTTGCCGGGCCATGCTATGACAAGCGAAACCAGCTTTTAAAAGTCCTGGAAGGGGTTTTTGAGAATGACGAGCTGTTTGGAATGGTTTATACGCTGGATGAAGAGGATGACTGGACAACGCAAGCCGCTTTAATTAAAGCCAACCCGAATTATGGGGTTTCTGTCGGTGACGACTATCTACATAGTAGACTACGTGACGCACTACAAAGCCCCTCCCGACAAGCAACATTTAAGACTAGGCATTTAAACATTTGGGTAGGCGCCCGTAACGCCTGGATGAATATGCAAGAATGGGCGCAATGCCCCCCACGAAAAACGCTTGAAGAACTTGCTGGGCGACCGTGTTACATGGCGCTCGACTTGGCAAGCAAGATTGACGTAGCGGCAAAGATATTGCTGTTTCCTCCGTATGAGGACGATCCGCTTTACCACGTACACGGTCAATATTATTTGCCTGAGGATTCAGTCGAATCAGGCGCTACCTCAAACGCAAGTCACTATTCAGGTTGGAACAAACAAGGTTTTATCACGCTAACGCCGGGCAACGTCATTGACTATGAGTACATCATGGACGACATGCGCGACGATGCAAGCCGTTTTGATGTGCTTGAAGCGCCTTACGATCCGTGGCAGGCCACGCAATTGGCAACGGCAATGTTTGGCGAAGGCTTACCCATGATTGAGTTACGGCAAACCGTGCAGAACTTTTCTGAACCGATGAAGCAAATTGAAGCCTTAGTGCTGTCTCGATTGCTGGCGCACGGCGGCTGTCCGGTGCTTGGCTGGATGACGGCTAACGTTACCGCCAAGATGGACGCGAAAGACAATATCTACCCAACCAAAGAATTTTCAGAAAACAAAATAGACGGCATGGTGGCGCTGATTATGGCGGTGTCACGCTACGTAACGGCTCAATCATTACCCGTCATCGACAAAGATTATCAATTTGCATGAATAAACTCTCATACGACATAACGAACGTCATTGCATTGTCGATGATAGCTTACGGTGTATGGCGTTATTTTGGCGCAGATATTGCCATGATCGTGACTGGCGCGGCTGGATTGCTATTAAATTTAATAACGCTCTTCGTAGCCGTTAGGGTTAAGTAATGTTTTTATCCATATTTAACGCCTCGGTAGATAAATCGCCCTATGGTGATTTTTGGTTTACGCCGGTGGGTGCAAATAGCATGACCGGGCAGCGCGTGACACCTGATACCGCTATGCAAGTCACGGCGGTTTTTGCCTGTGTCGCGGTGCTTGCTGAATCATTTGCCATGTTGCCCCCGGTTGTTTACCGGCAGAACGGCAAGAAAAAAGACATCGTAACGGATCATTGGCTATACAAATTACTCGCAAAGCGCCCTAACCGCTACCAGAACGCTTTTGAATGGCGCGAAATGTGCCAAGTCCATTTAGCTCTACGCGGAAACGCTTACAACCGGATTATCGCTAATTCACGCGGTGAAATTACCGAACTTATACCGATTAATCCAGACTCGGTAACGATACAGGTTAAGCAAAACGACGATTATAACTATCTGATTAAAAACCGTGACGGTACACAAGAGGTATTGAGTCGTGGCGAAGTGTGGCACGTTAAAGGCTTGGCTCCCGATATTTATCAGGGGTACAGCCCCATAGCCATTGCGCGTGATTCCATCGGCGTGGCGTTATCTTCTCAAGCCTACGGCGCAAAGTTCTTTGCAAACGACGCCAAGCCAAATGGCGGCTGGATAGAGCATCAAGGCACATTCAAAGACCGCGAAGCTCGGCAAATATTTAGAGATACATGGCAAGCCATGCAGGGCGGCAACAATCGCGGCAAAACCGCAGTCCTAGACATGGGCATGAAATATCATGATATAGGCGTTTCTAATGCCGACGCTCAATTTCTTGAGACTCGAAAATTCAGCATTGAAGAAATTGCGCGTTTATTCCGCGTTCCCCCGCACCGTATAGGCCATCTTGAGCGCAGCACAAACAACAACATCGAGCATCAAGGGCTAGAGTTTGTCACATACACGATGACACCCTGGGCGGAACGCTGGGAGGCGGCTATTGAATCCGATTTGGTGCCGGATGGCGATGATTTAGAGATTGAATTTAATTTTGACAGGCTATTACGTGGAGACTCAAAAGCTCGCGCGGCTTATTACCATGCAGGGGTTTTGGATGGTTGGTTAAGTCGTAACGAAGCGAGGGCTATGGAAAATCTTGACCCTATCATCGGGCTAGACGAGCCATTACGACCGCTAAACATGGTGCCTGAAAACGAGGCTGACGAATTGCTGGACGAAAACGAACCCAAACCGGATAACGAACAATGAAAAAACACCTACTTTTAGCTCAGTTTGCCGCGACTCCGTGGGCATTAACACCGGATTATCTCGCGCTCATGGCTGGGGTTTTGACAAATTGGACGATGAAAGGCGCGGTAGCCGCTGAAATTATCGACAAAATAGAGGGCGACAAGCAAGCGCGCGCCGAACGCACCCAGCAACACGGAACAAAAGGCGCTATTGCAGTTATCCCGGTTTACGGCGTACTGACACAGCGCCCCCCGCAGGATATAAGCGGTAGCGGAGCAACATCAACATCAAACATTGCTCAGGCCGTAACCCAAGCGGCAAACAATCCAAACATCTCCCAAATCCTGCTTGATTTAGACGGCCCAGGCGGAAGCGTGTACGGAACAGCAGAAGCCGCCGACGCGATCTATCAAGCGCGAATGAAAAAGCCCGTCATCGGCATAGCGAACAGCATGGCAGCTAGTGCCACATACTGGCTAGGCTCGCAATGTTCAGAATTTTACTGCACACCGGGCGGCGAAGTAGGCTCGATCGGCGTTTATACCGCTCATCAATACGTAGGCGAGGCAATGGAGAAAGCCGGGCTTAAAACCACGCTAATAAGCGCCGGTGAATTTAAAACTGAGGCCAATCCTTTTGAACCGCTCAGCGACGAAGCCAAAGCGGCAATACAAAGCCGCGTAAATGACTATTACAGCATGTTTGTCGGTGCTGTAGCGCGTGGGCGTGGTGCGTCAACCTTATCGGTGAAGACCGACATGGGCGGCGGCAGGATGCTAGGCGCGAATGAAGCCCTGGCCGCCAATATGATTGATGGCGTTATGACTTTTGATGCACTGCTCGACAAAATGAAGCGATCCGCAAGCCCGCCACGGTCAAGACTGGCCGCAGCAAGGCACGAACAAGCACTTTTTTAAACAACTTTTTGTAAACAAAACCGGCCCCTTAATTGGGGTTTTTTTATGCCCGGCGGTTTTGCCGGAACTAGGCCCGTTCGGGTATTTTAAACAGGAATCATAATGGCTACATCTAAAAAATTACGTGACTTACAGGCTAAAAAAGCCGGTTTAGTTGCTACCGCTCGCGCTTTAACCACGCTTGCAGAAGCCGAAAGCCGCGATTTATCCGCCGATGAATCGGTGCAATTTGACGCATTTAGCGCACAAATTACCGGCGTAAATACCTCAATCGACCGCGAAAACCTGCTAATTGCAGAAGAAAGCACTGTTGGTATTGTTGCAAACCACATTGTTGACCGTGCGGCGCTCGATCAGAAAGCCGGGTTTAAAAGCTTTGGTGAGTTCGCTCACGCGGTACAGCAATCAAGCGGCAGAAATGCGCATCTTGACCAACGCCTAAGTATCGAGGCGGCAGCACCGGGCACTTATGGCAATGAATCAAGCGGTTCAGACAGCGGTTTTTTAATCCCTCCAGAGTTTAGCCGTCAGATTTTTAAACTGTCATTAACCGATGATGCTCTGTTACCGATGACTGATAACACAGAGATCGGCGGTAACTCCATGGTTTTCCCGAAAGACGAAACAACGCCCTGGGGAACCGACGGTATTCGTGCGTATTGGCAAGCAGAAGCCGCCGCCGCGACAGCGACTAAGCCAAAGCTCGGCACAAGCATCTTGCGCCTGCACAAATTGATGGCCTTGGTGCCGCTAACTGACGAATTAGTCTCGGACACTAACGCTCTTGACTCTTATTTACCCGGCAAGATTTCAGACTCTATTCGTTGGAAAGTCAACGAAGCGTTGTTGTTCGGTAACGGTAACGGACAACCATTAGGCGCTTTTAACTCCGGCGCGGCTGTCGTTCAGGCCAAAGACACAAGCCAAGCGACATTAACCGTATCGCTTGCCAACGTAACCAATATGGTTGCGCGGTTAATTCCTGGCGGCTTTTCTCGCGCAGTATGGCTAGTCACGCCTGATGCTCTGCCCTCAGTTTTTGGCATGACTACCGCCAACGGTTTCCCGTTGTGGCTGGCTAATAATCAGGGTGCGCAAGCAAGCCCTTACGGAACATTGTTAGGTCGTCCTCTTATAGTAAGTCAACATGCCGCAGCATTCTCAGCTCAAGGCGACATTTCTCTGGTTGATATGTCCTATGTCCGGTCAATCACAAAATCAGGCGACATCCAAACGGCTACCTCAGTGCATCTTTATTTTGATGCTGATGCAACCGCTTTTCGCGCCATTTTCCGCGTTGACGCACAGCCAAAAATTGCCGCTCCTGTCACTCAGGCGAAAGGCTCCAACACGCTGTCCCCTTTCATCCAATTAGCCGCGCGTTAACTCTAATGCCGGGTAACTCCGGCATTTTTCAACCTATTTAGGAAAAATCATGTTTTTGAATGCGAAAATTTCAGAGTTATTGACCTCTATTGTCAACATTGCGCCAATTAGTCAGGGCGTAGGCTCGGCTGTTTCAGGCTGGATTCCGGTTAAAAATTATCACCAGTTTGTGGCGATCATAAATACTGGCGTACTTGGTACGTCTGCAACAGTTGATGCAAAAATCCAGCAGGCGACAAGCTCAGGCGGCGCAGGCGCGAAAGACATAACCGGCAAGGCGATCACTCAGATTGTTAAGGCCACAGGCGACGGCAAGCAAGCGCTTATTAACTTCCGTGCTCAGGATTTGGACACAAACGGCGCATTTACGCACGTGCAGCTGTCTGTAACCGTAGCGGCAGCGGCCAGCTTGATTTCAGCGGAAATCTTAGGCGCTCCTCGTTTTGGGCCTGCATCCGATCTTAACCCCGCCGCTGTAGTACAAATCGTTTAATTATGCCTTTCTCTGCCGCCGACATGAATGAAGCCGAATTAAAAACTTTTGTTTTAGAAAACTTCAATTACAAAACAGAAGAGGGGGTTTTAATTTGGAAAAAACAGCGTAACGGCGTAACTGTCGGCGCTGTTGCTGGCTGTGTTGGTGGGTGGGGTTATAGGCACATAATG